GAAAAATTGTGAATTGTTGGTTATTAATGTTTAATAAGAGGAAAATTTATGGCTAAATATAGCGTTCCAGGTATTAGAACACAGGAAATTGACAATAGCATCCAGACTGAAGCCGCTCCAGGTTTGGGTATTGGTGCTATTGTGCTAAAGTCAAATAAGGGTCCGGTTAACCAAAGAATCGTAACCCATGACTATAATGAATTCAAGGAAATCTTTGGCGCACCAGAAACATTGACCGACTATGGTCACTTTGCTGCTGAAAATTACTTTGCTAATTCAACTCAGCTTTATGCAGTTCGTGCTACTATGGGTGACGAACAATATGCACAGATTCAGTTTACATATGATGATGCACCAGTAACTGCACAAAATAGATCAGATTCTATCGCAAAAATCGAATATACTGATAATCAGGGTATAAACAATCTTTGCTTACTTCAGTCTTTGAAGGAAAATGGCTATGATGGCCTTACTGGAACTGAATGGCAGGATGCATTTAATGAAAGTGAAGTCGGTACAGCAGAAGCATCTGGCTATGCATTAGTTCAAGGTGCAATGTATGCTACTTTCCAGGATATCAAGTCCGAAGGTGCTGATCGACTTGTATTTAAGAAAGCAAAGGGTGCTGACTTAGATGGCGTTACAGTAAGTAAAGGTGTACACGTTATTTATCCAGAAACTATTAATGAAACTATAGTTGATGGCCAAACTGCTTATGCTCCTGGCACAATGCAAAGCAAAATGATGTTTACCGAGGAAGGCTGGGCAACTTCTGCACAGGCAGTTGTTGAAACACGTGCAGGTTATGACTATGTAAAACTTCTCGTTCCATCTAGTGCAACATTGGACGGCGTGGGTAATGCGACAATTAAGTTCCAGGCAGTAAAAGATAAGATTAAACAAGGCGATGAAATTTCTTTCAAAGACCTTTTCGAAACAAGCGCAAGCGAAGTTTTCTATCCAGCAAATAGTGATTTATTCCCAGATTGGACTGATCCAGTTAAAAATGGCTATGGCTATACTAATGCAAAACGTTACGAAGTAATTGACTGGGATGACCCAGAAATTAAGAAGACATATTTTGTTGACGATATTTCATTAAAAGACGATGAGGGTAACAATGTATATGGTTATGCTTATGGTGTTAAATATACTGAATATGGTCAAGTAGATCCAACTTATGATATTGCTGGTTCGCCAAATATTGAAACACTTACTAAAGACATAGTAATTTGTAAAAATATTAAGACTATGTATGATAATCCATCAGATGCAAAAACTAATGTTGATTCATACGGTGTTGAAAAAACAGACCATGATGCAGCTGTTGACATACTTGATAGCCTTGGTATTTCTGATATAGCAGATGTAAGTAAATATTTCTACTTGAATTATTATAATCCAATTGAAGATGCCCGTGTTGAAAAACTTGTAAAAGAAAACTTTGACCTTGTATGGAGAGATAATCTCGAAGACAAGTTATTTGTTCGTTATGTTGAAAAGGATAGCAATAAACTTGTTATTCGTAGCGTATTCAATATCAAGAATGGCGAACCTTCAATGATTGATCTTCCAATTCAGCAAGATTCTGTCATCGAAGCAAACGGTGAAAGAAATATGGTTAACAACATTGTTGCAACACCTACTTCTTATATCGTAAATTCTGTTGATAAGACTTACGCCGACGGTTATACTATCAAGACTGAATCTGATGATGAACCGGGTAACGGCGATATTGAAAAGTATAAGTCTGTATTCAACGATCAGCTTGTCATTGCTGCTATTGGTCCTGGTGAATATGGTAACGATATTGGTGTAAGCATTATTACTACAGCATGTGCTGATATTCCTGCACTTCAGGGAACTTATGGCTTCAACTGGAAGTGGAAGTATGATGATGAAGACCAGGTAAATGATGATGATGGCAATGCTGATTTGACTTGGAAGAAGGTTTTCAAGATTAACGTTTATGTAAAGAATAAGAACCAGACTGCACAGGCTGCTTGGGGCACCGGTATGGATGCTCTTCTCAAGACTCCGGCAGAAAGCTTCTTTGTTTCCACTGACCCATATGCTAAGGATGAAGAAGGTAATAGCCTCTATGCTCCTAACGTAATTAACGGTCATTCTGAATACATTTATGTTTCTCGTGCTTCTACCAATGACGCAGTTGACCGTGTAGGTAACTATGCTCAGCCAGTTCAGACCTTTGCAATCTACGGATTGACTGGCGGTAAGAACTCCACTAAGGATAATGTTTCTGAAAAGACTGCAGCACTTAACCTTTACAAGGACCGTGTTCGTTCTCCGTTCGATATCTTGTTCAACGTAGAAGCTATCGATACCTTCAACGGTCGTCAGAGATATAATGCTCACCAGAGAAAGATTGCTGAACTTGCTGGTAATCGTAAGCAGGATATCGGTGTTGTTCAGGTAACTTCTAAGTCTTGTAAGACCGGTAAGCAGATGGTATCTGAATCTAAGATGTTCACCTTCAATAATGCTTCCTATGTCGCTGAATACGGTGGCTATGATAAGTATTACAATGGCGACGTTGCTTCTTGGATTTACTTGCCGAAGTCAGTTGCTGGCGCTTGCGCTATGGCACACTGTGATACCTTCGTTTATCCTTGGATGGCACCTGCTGGCGTTGCTAACGGTACAATCCCGTATGCAAATGGTCAGTTGCTCCGCTTGACAGATGATGAAATCGGTGATCTTTATGACAATAACGTTAATACAACCCGTGACTGCGGTAACTATGGCGTTGTTCTTTGGGGTCAGAAAACTGCTCTCAAGAAGAATAGCCTCTTGAACCGTATCAATGTCCGCCGTTGTATGAACTACATCGAAAAGATTCTCGAACACATGATGACTCCGTACTTGTTCCAGCAGAACAATGTTAACACCAGAAGCTCTGCTAGAAACGATATCGATGCATTCTTACAGAGAGTTAAGGCTGCAGGTGGTATCGATAGATATGACGTCAGTGTTACAATCGATTCTGAAGATCCGACAATCATGAATGTCAATATCATTGTCTACCCGACAAGCGCTATTGAATTCATCGATATCAAGATTTACATCAATCGTACAAAGGGTGTGTCTATGGAC